TTAGAATAATCGTTTAAATGTCAGTAATTTATTACGATAGTATTCATATTGTTTATTCTTCGCCTCAATTTCGGCAGAGAGACTGCTTGAAATATCGGTGCAAAGAGTGTTAAAGCGGTCAAGAATATTTACGATTCGTTGCTGCTCGGCAAGTGGTAGGAGTGGGAATGCGATTCTATTTAATACAGTTTGGGTTAAGCTCGGAACACCACCAGCTGTGTTATATTGTTCAAGATGCTCTTTCTGCAAATAATAAAAAACGAACTTTGGTATCACAATATTTGTGTATATTTCTGTATAAAAAATAGTGTCTACCGTCCAAAATGGAACATCAACGTAATATAGTTTGTCAACAGAACCTTTTCTTGGAATCAGAACAGATGGTCTATCTAAGACAAATGTATCTATATATGTCATAATTCCACCTGAACCATAAACTGGGATATTACCTTCTTTAAAGTGTTTGTAATCTTTCCCATTCTTTATTTTTAGAACATCTGAAAGTGTCTTCCACTCAACATCATCGCCAAAAGTCAATAAGCTATCCCTATAATACTCGTACTGTTTCTTTCGCGCATTAAGTTCTGCTGTTAGTTCTGCTGTAAGCTCCGTTGTAAATTCCGTGAAATTGTTGAGTATACGGACAATTTCTTGCTGTAAGGGTAGCGGCGGGATTGGAATTGGTATTTTTATCATGGACCCTCTGTTTAATTTAGCTCTTGTTCCTCCGACTAAATAAGGCACAAAATTAAACGCTGTTAGATAATGGTATAAAAAACGAGTACTTAATCCTTCGTTTCCTCTAACAACATGCACATGATTGTTTGCCCAAAATTTCCCGTTCACATACTGAATAGAATAGTTGCCCAAACTGGATGATCCATCCTCAGCAATTAAAACATACTCACCATCATGAGTAAATCCATCTACATAGTCTTGAATATTGTTTGCACCATAATACGGAATCTTACCGGGTGTTCTCTTGCTTGCTTTGATAGGTTTCCGCTTATTATCTTCTATAACGCAACACTCACTAAGTTTTACAAACTCCACCCCATTAGGACAAAGTTCTGCAATCAAATCCTCTAACTTGCTCATTAGCTCACCTCAATTTCTTCAATGATGTCGCAAATGGCTGCACGTAGTTCAACTTCTCGTGCTACTATTCTCTCAATCTCGGCATTCAATTTTACAATATCCACCTTTTCACTGATGTCCTCCGCCTCTACATAGGCAGAAACCGTAAGGTTATAATCTTTTTCGGCTATGTCCTCATAACTTGCAAGGTATGAAAAATGCTTGATTTCTTCTCGATTTGCAAATGTATTAACAATGCGTTCGATATTTTTTACGGTCAACTTATTGTTATTTGTGACCTTAATGCATTCACTCGTCGCATCAATGAACAGGGTCTTATTATCACTCTTGTTTTTTTTCATTACCATTATGCAGGTGGCAATAGTAGTACCGAAAAACAGATTGCTTGGCAGCTGGATAATGCAGTCTACATAGTTGTTATCCACCAAGTATTTACGGATTTTCTGTTCTGCACCACTACGGTACATAATACCCGGAAAACATACAATAGCCGCTGTACCGTTGGATGCAAGCCACGAAAGGCTGTGCATAATAAATGCCATATCTGCCTTGCTCTTTGGTGCAAGTACGCCAGCAGGAGAAAACCGAGGGTCGTTGATTAGCAGAGGATTATCATCCCCAGCCCATTTTATTGAATATGGAGGGTTTGAAACGATCAGTTCAAACGGTTCATTATCCCAATGTTGGGGGTTAGTCAGCGTATCCTCGCACTCTACATCAAATTTATCAAATCCAATATCATGCAGGAACATATTGATACGGCAAAGGTTATAAGTAGTAATATTAATCTCCTGACCATAGAACCCAGTAGTAACAGCATCTTTACCGAGAATTTTTACAGCCTTGAGAAGCAGGGAACCAGATCCGCAAGCTGGATCATATACCTTATTGATGGTTTTCTTGCCAACTGTACCAAGGCGTGTTAGCAGTTCTGATACATCCGCTGGAGTAAAAAATTCGCCGCCGGATTTGCCTGCATTGGATGCATACATAGTCATCAAATATTCATATGCGTCTCCAAAAGCATCAAAATCGTGTTCTTTAACAGAACCGAGATTCATCGCTGCAATACCATCGAGAAGCTTTGCAAGTCTTTCATTTCTCTTAGCAACAGTGCTGCCGAGTTTGTTGCTATTGACATCCAAATCATCAAAAAGACCAGCAAAACTATTTTCAGATGCTCTGCCCTTAGCAGATTCTTCGATGTTATGAAATATACGCTCTAGCGTTTCATTCAGATTATCATCAAGCATTGCCTTAGCTCTTATATTGCAGAAAAGTTCGCTGGGCAATATGAAAAACCCTTTCTCCTGAACTAAGTCAGCACGTGCTTCCTCAGCTTCTTTATCTGAAAGTTTTGCATAATCAAAGTAGGTGTTTCCTGCTTCAATCTCACCCTCGTTGATATATGCAGTTAAGTTTTCCGAAATATATCGGTAGAACATAATCCCAAGCACATAATTCTTAAAATCCCAACCGTCTACTGCACCACGCAGATTATCTGCGATTGCCCAAATAGCACGGTGTAATTCCTCACGTTCTTTCTCTTTTTTCATATCATTCATGATCTGTACCCTCCAATTTATTCTGTTTGTCTGCATCAGCACTTGCTCCACTTTCAATCCAAAAATCAACTTCAGATGCTCTAAATTTATACAATCTACCGACTTTGTGATAAGGTATTGCCCCTTTTTTTATCCACGCTCTAATTGTATCCTTACTACAGCCCACGTGCTTTGATATTTCTTCAAGGCTTAACCACCGTTCTGTGTCATTCGGTTTATCATTTTTCATGACCATTAAACTCCTTCCTAATAATCTATGCCATATTTTTTTATTAGCTCATCATAGTATTCTTTTACTTTGCAGTAAGATTTCCAAGTATCTTCTTCCGGTGTTTTTAAGATATTAATTAAAGCGCTGTAGGTTTCCGGTGCTTCAAGAACTATATCTAAATCAACCTTGTATTCGTATCCAAAGCATATGAGATGCTGATTATCATCACGAACATAATTCTCCACAGCATGTGTTCTCTCATATGCTTGTAAATCATTAGTATCCTGCCACAGCAATCTACGAGGAATGATTTTCTTTTTACCATCAAGTGAGTCAAAATAGTGCTCTCCAAATATACCTACTCTCAAGAATTCGGCATAGTCAAGTGTATTTTCAAAGACAGTCAAACACAAAAATCCAGAAACATCCAATAGTGGCAACAGTATTGAAAAGATTATACTTGATGGTTCTGTGATAATTGGTTTCGGAAGAATCCACTCAGCACTATTTTTAGATTCATATGCGGCAACCTTATCCCTATCAATCACCTGATATTCGAACTCTCTATACCCATATCGCAGGAAAGATACAAATTCGGTATTTTCAGATTTACCATTGAAAATATTATCTAGGCATGGTTTTAGAAAATATCTCTCAAATTTTTCCGATGAAAACTCATTAAGCATTTCAAAAGCCTCATATCCATCAAAATCAGTTACGGACACATCCCAGAGAGTGCGTCCAAGGGTCTCCAATTCTTTAGGGTCAGCTGAAAAATAGTACTGAGCAAACAGATACTCCTGAAACCCAGGGTCAATATACAAAAGCTTTATATCCTCCTCATACATCATGCAGGCCGTTGCACATGCATCGTGAATAAAATTCTTGCTGGTCATGATTTTCGGGTTTTCAAGTGTATCTTTAGAAACTAAATTGTTAAAGTACTCATCGAATGTATCGAGGTCGAACTCCACTTCATGTTTTATGTATGTAGCGGCACAAAACTCCCTAAAAACCCTTGTGAACTCCTCCGCATTCTGTGCACTCCTAAATACTCGTGAATAACCTTTCTTTTCCTCATCATGGCCACATACAATCGCATCATACACAGTTCTGTAAAATAATCTCTTTTTTCCTTGAAAGGGATCTACTATCGGATATTTCATGATAACGAAAGTCAACAACATGGGATTGGAAGCAAAAACCTTATGCTTTTGGAGATATTCACCCTCTAAAAAATTTGTGATCTCATTCTTTATAGTCTCGTCTTCAGAATCCGCTAAAAGATTATTAATTAAGACTGACGACTGTTCTCTGTTAAATGGGCGAAGATATAGTTTAGAGAATCCCTTGACAGCCTTTATTATGTCGCACTCTCTTGATGCCATGACATACTGGTTATAAGGGTATCTGTCGGCAAGCTCAGCTATTTGACGCTGAAAGGCGTTTACATCCGTAGGGTCAATTTCATCGGCACCATCCATCAGAATTTGGCATTTACCAGATGACATTAGCTCCTCCATCTTTTTGCTAGTCAGATTTCTATCAAATGTCCCAGCTGTCTTTACAATATAATCGTTAAACAAATCGTTGTTTTCACTGAAATCACGAAGTTCAATCATGATTGGAAGCAGACCTGTTTGCAGATGATTGTGGATAGATTCGAGAAATAGATGCTGAAGCATCATTGATTTACCCATTCCTCCATTTGCAACAAGAATGACTTTCCTTGAGTACTCTGAAATCAATTCAAGATTTGCGTTCAAGATAGTTTTTTCTTGTGTCCTACTGTGCCTATTCTTTGTAGCTGCAAGTCGGCTGCTCAATATATTACAAACATAAACATCTGCTAATAAACGCTCTTCTCCATCTGAGAAGGGCGTTTCTGTTTTTTCATATTTTGATTTTGTTCTATCTACATACTCAGGAAAAGAAATTATATGGGCTTCTGGCTTATAAAAATGTTCAACTACATCATCACTACTACCGTTGCCCTGGGCAATCGCATAAAACTGCTTAGCTAAAGCATAGGCAAAAAGGCGCTTATCCGGGGTTTCCTCTTCGGCCAATTCAATTTTGAAACTGGCCATGATATTACGTAGCACGCTATCGTTCAGGTCCCTTGTAATTTTATCGATAAAACCATCTTCGTTAAACCGGGAGACAACCAAACCCCATATCACACTTTCCGGGCTACGTGTACCATCGAACCATTTACCGTAAGTGCTACTTGATGTTGGTAAGGAATCATAGCAATCCTCAATCAGTGCAGCCTTCATGAAGTATTCAGGTATCTTTTCTTTGGATTTATGTCCAAGGATGCCTCCAGTGCTCCTACCCATATAAAATTTTGATAAAAAATCTGTATATCTCACCTTAGCATCCCTCTCATATCCGTTGATTTATACCCTTGTCCGAATTGTCGGAATGATGTCCTAGTCTGTCCGAATAATGTCCAACCCCCTGTCGGTGATGACAGAAGCGAAATCTTCTACAATTAACTTGTAAGGTAGCACAAGGTTTACATCATTGGGCACACGAGGCTGATCTTAGAGAACTTGATTTAGTCCACACTAATTTATTTTGAAACTCTCTAAAAACAACTTATTCATATTTAATCATACTTTATTATACAGCGATACGAATAAGTTCACAATACCAAATTAAAAAGATAGTTCTATGCGAGCAAATCAATACTCCAAGATGACCGACCTTACAACATCTTAAGGTCCTAAAAATTCCTCAATACTGAGGACAGGTAGTCCGCAGGAGCCTCGGATCATAAGGCTCGAAAATATATCAACATCGCTGAGGTGGCCATTAAGCGGTGGAGGTGACATAGAGGTTTCTGGAGCGGTAATAAAAACCGTTTCCGAAGCTCCGATGTACCACCACCTTAGTTTCGTGCGCTCACTTTCAGCGAAATAGGGTCTGTGTCCATCGGATGCAGACCCTGTTTTTGTTTCCTCCTCCGCTTGCATCCGGCAAATCAAAGGAGGAAATCAAATGAAAAACAATGCAAATCACGACCAACCAACGAACAAGGACTTCTACAATGGAGCATGGCACTTAACTATTGAAGATCAAGTTGTTGAAGTCACAGAGGAAGTATATCGCGCATACAAGCAGCCACTATGGGCTGAACGCAAGCGCGAAGAACGCGAAAAGCGCTGCATTATTAGTAATGGAAAGGGTAAAACAAAGCGCTGCATGGAGGACTGTAGCACATGTGATAAACAAAGAACTGGCAGTGTCCTGTCATTGGACAAGTTCAGTGATGATGGATTCGACGTACCTAGTTCAGTAAGCGCTGCTGAGCTAATTGAGGACAAGTTCCTATTAGAAGATCTCTTCGCTGCCCTAGATGAGCTCGACCCAGAAAACCGCCGCATTGCTGAGCTCTATAGTTTAGGAATGCCTGAACGTGAAATTGCTGAACGTATCGGTTGCGTTCAGAAGACCGTCAACAATCGCAAACTCAAGACTTTTGCCCAACTAAGAGAAGCCTTAAAAGATTGGAAATAATTCATTACTCAAAATGCCCTCTGGTGTCCTGTGGATATCAGAGGGCATTATCAAAACTATTTTTCAAAGTCATTACTCAAACTTCTCACTTTTGTCCTGTGAAGGTTGAGGGGAACAAAACAGCCCTCGGAACGGAGGTTAAACAATGCAGAATCAAGCAAACCAAACTGACACTAAGAGCCGTGATCCTGAAATGGATGAAGAACTGGCCGATGTTCTCACAGCCATCAGCATAGTGTCAAAGCGCCTTGCCAAGAAGCTAACCACGCTATCGCAGCAGGAGAACGAAAAAGGAGGAAAACCAGATGGGCAAAATGAGTGAACTCTCTCTACTAGTTAAAGAGCTGAACCAATGTGGTGAAACGCTGATAGACATATCCCAGTCTCTTTCCAGGATGTTCAGTAGTAACGATGAACCACCAGAAACACCTGCTCCAGAAGAAAAGGCCATAACTCTTGAAGAAGTTAGAGCGGTTCTGGCTGAAAAAAGTCGAGATGGCCATACATCAAAAATTCGAGAGCTACTTCAAAAGTATGGCGCTGATAAGCTATCAGAAATTAATTCTTCAGATTATCCAGCACTCCTAGCAGAAGCTGAGGTACTTGGAAATGGGTAAGCATGCACTTCTTTCAGCCTCTTCATCTCATAGGTGGTTAAATTGTCCTCCTTCTGTCAGGCTCAGTGAGTCTTATGAAGATAAAGGAAGTAGCTACGCTGCTGAAGGCACCGATGCTCATACCCTATGTGAGTACAAATTAAAAGTTGCTCTTAGGCTCCCAGCCAAAGACCCAACAGAGAATCTCACCTACTACAGTGAAGAGATGGAAGAATGTGCGAATGGCTATGCAGCTTTCATTCTTGAGCATGTAGAAGCTGCAAAAGAAAAATGCGCGGACCCGGTTGTTCTTATAGAGCAAAGGCTGGACTTCTCTAAGTACGTTGAAGGCGGCTTCGGGACCGGAGATTGCTTGATCATCGCTGATTCTCAGATCCACGTATGTGACTACAAGCACGGACAGGGAATTTTAGTTGAATCTGAAGACAATCCGCAGATGAAGCTCTATGCACTAGGTGCCCTAGAAATCTTCGATGGAATCTATGACATCGACACGGTTTCCATGACTATCTACCAACCTCGTAGAAACAACATATCCACCCACACAGTATCTAAAGAATCCTTATACCAATGGGCTAATGAAGTTCTTAAACCCACTGCAGAGCTGGCCTTTGCTGGTGAAGGGGACTTCAAGTGTGGTGATTGGTGTGGATTTTGCAAAGCGAAACATGAATGCCGCACCAGAGCTGAGTACAACATGGAGCTGGCCAAATACGACTTCAAGATGCCACCTCTACTCGATGATTACGAGGTCGAAGACATCCTATCTAAATTGGATGGTCTAATCTCTTGGGCATCCGATATCAAAGATTACGCACTGCAATCAGCGGTAAGCGGTAAGCAGTGGAACGGATGGAAGCTGGTCGAAGGACGCTCCAATCGAAGATACACCGATGAAACTGCGGTTGCTAAAGCCGTCAGTGCAGAAGGCTTTGATCCATTTGAACAAAAGCTTCTTGGCATTACTGCCATGACTTCTCTTATCGGTAAGAAGCGATTTGAGGAAGTTCTAGGAAGCTACATTGAAAAGCCTCAAGGGAAACCAACACTGGTTCCTGAGAGTGACAAACGTCCGCCAATTAATACAGCACAACACGATTTTAATGAAATTTAAGGAGGAAAATTATATGTCCAATAATGCAAACACATCAAACAGCAATCCTATGAAGGTTATCACAGGTCCTGACACTCGCTGGTCTTACGCCAATGTCTGGGAAGCAAAATCCATCAACGGTGGCACTCCAAAGTTCTCGGTATCCCTCATCATTCCTAAATCAGATACTGCCACTGTAACAAAAGTCAAAGCTGCCATTGAAGCTGCTTACCATGAAGGTGAAGCAAAGCTTAAAGGCAACGGTAAGTCTATCCCGCCTCTGACAAGTATCAAAACGCCTCTCAGAGACGGAGATTTAGAAAGACCTGATGATCCAGCCTATGCTAATGCCTACTTCATCAATGCCAACTCTGCTACTGCTCCAGGCATTGTAGATGCTGACAGAAATGTTATCCTTACTCGCTCCGAAGTTTACAGCGGTGTTTACGGTAGAGCAAGCATCAACTTCTATGCCTTCAATAGCAACGGAAACAGAGGAATCGCCTGTGGTCTAAACAACCTCCAGAAAATAAGAGACGGCGAGCCTCTTGGTGGAAAGTCCAGGGCTGAGGACGATTTCGCCACTGACCTTGATGAGGATTTCCTGTCTTGAGAACAATAAGCATCGATATCGAAAGCTTTAGTAGTGTAGACCTCGCCAAAAGCGGGGTCTACCGCTATATAGAATCATCTGACTTTGAGATCCTGCTCTTTGGATACTCCATAGATGGTGGCGATATCGAGGTGATCGACCTCGCTAGTGGTGAAAAACTTCCTGAAGAAATACAATCAGCCCTTACTGATCCATCCATTACTAAGTGGGCCTTTAATGCCCAGTTCGAAAGAATCTGTTTATCTAAGTGGCTAGGCTTGCCTAATGGTCAATACCTCAGTCCAGAATCCTGGCGATGCACCATGGTCTGGTCTGCTTATATGGGTTTACCCCTTTCTCTTGAAGGTAGTGGCGCTGTCCTTGGTCTTGAAAAGCAAAAATTATCAGAAGGAAAAGACCTGATCAGATACTTTTGCAAGCCCTGTAACCCAACCGCCACAAATGGTGGTAGATTACGTAATCTACCAATCCATGCTCCTGATAAATGGTCTGAATTTAAGTCATACAACCTTCGTGATGTCGAAGCTGAAATAGCCATCCAGGAAAAACTATCAAAATTTCCCGTGCCTGAAGAAGTGTGGAATGAATACCACCTTGACCAGGAGATCAATGATCGTGGTGTTTCTTTGGATATGCCTTTTGTAAATGAGGCAATAAAGATGGATAATCGTTCTCGTTCAGAGCTGCTCCAAAAAATGAAAAGACTAACGGATCTTGATAACCCTAACTCCGTAGCACAGATGAAGAACTGGTTATCGGACCAGGGACTTGAAACAGACTCATTAGGTAAAAAAGTGGTTTCAGAACTCATCCAAACTGCACCACCTGATCTTAAAGAAGTATTGGAGCTAAGACAATCACTGGCCAAGTCCTCCGTCAAAAAATACTCTGCCATGGAAAACGCCGTGTGCGCCGATGGTCGTGCACGTGGAATGTTTCAATTCTATGGTGCTAATCGAACAGGACGATGGGCAGGAAGAATTATTCAGCTTCAGAATCTTCCTCAAAATCATCTGATCGATTTAGAACAAGCAAGAGCCCTTGTTCGCTACGGCGATTTTGAAGCTTTAGAAATGCTTTATGACTCTATACCCGAGGTTCTTTCTGAACTTATCCGCACCTCCTTCATTCCTACCCCTGGTCGCAAATTCATCGTTGCAGACTTCTCTGCTATTGAAGCCAGAGTTATTGCATGGCTTGCCGGAGAAAAATGGCGTCAGCAAGTTTTCGAATCTGGTGGTGATATCTATTGTGCTTCTGCTTCTCAGATGTTTGATGTTCCTGTTGAAAAACATGGAGTCAATGGCCACTTACGACAAAAAGGTAAGATCGCAGAACTGGCCCTTGGTTATGGCGGCTCCGTTGGCGCTCTTAAAGCCATGGGTGCTCTGGAGATGGGTCTTAATGAAGATGAACTGCAGCCCCTGGTTACAGCTTGGCGCACCACCAATCCAAATATAGTCAGGCTCTGGTGGGAAGTTGATAAGGCTGCCATGAAAGCTGTTAGAGAACGGACGATCTCAGAAACACATGGCATCCGGTTTTCTTATCAAAGTGGAATGCTCTTTATCACCCTCCCTTCTGGAAGAAGACTCTCCTATGTAAAACCTCGCATTGGAACAAATATGTTTGGTTCAGACTGTATCACGTATGAAGGCGTTGGTGGCACAAAAAAATGGGAATGCATCGACAGCTATGGCCCAAAGTTTGTGGAGAACATCGTCCAAGCAACCAGTCGTGATCTTCTGTGTTATTCCATGCAAGCTCTCAAGGATTACAACATCGTCATTCATGTACATGATGAAATTGTCATCGAAGCTGGTATGGAAACATCAGTTGAGTCTATCTGCAATCAAATGAGCCATACCCCACCTTGGGCTAAGGGACTTTTAATGAGGGCTGATGGTTATGAAACGAATTTCTATAAAAAAGATTAGTCCTTTTACTACTCACAGGGGAGGTTTCTGTCCTGTGAACAGTAGAAGGCACTTAAGCCTTCAAGAAATGGAGGTAATGAATATGTTTTATGTAAAAGAATCAATCAACGACACATTAGAAATCAAGGTAGAAATCCATGATGACAATGTATTCACCACCTGTCCTGATTGCGGTGTTGAAATCTGTGTGGACATCTCAGAATTATTTAGTGATGGAGAAAGCGATCTTTATGGAACTGCTATTTTCTGTCCTGAGTGCAGTAAGTCAAGATTGGAGGAATTCTAATGAAAGAACTAATTCCAAAAGACAAATACGGTATATTTGCTGATGCTCGAGATATTGCTTGGGCAGATAGTTTATTTGTAGCAAACCACTTTGAAAAAGAACACTTTCACGTACTTCGTGATATATCCAAAATCACTGACTCCAATTCTGGATTGAGTAAAGATTTCATTGAATCCAATTATGAGCTCTCCTATTACAAGGATAGTACAGGAAGAAAGCTACCTTGTTATATGATGACTCGCGATGGTTTTACAATGCTTGTTATGGGATACACCGGTCAAAAGGCAATGCGATTCAAAGAGATTTACATCAAACGCTTCAACGCAATGGAAGAGTTCATCACAACTTTGGTTACAACTCGTAAGGATTTCCCTCTACTGACCGAAAACATAAAGCTGCTTCACGAAAAGCCTAAGCCTTATCACTTCAGTAATGAATGCGACATGATAAACCGTATTGTAACAGGGATGTCTGCCAAGCAAATCAGACAAAAATATGGTCTTGAAAAAGGCACCAGCATCCGTCCGTACCTAACCGATGACCAAGTTAAAATGCTCGAGACACTTCAAAAAGTTGATATCGGACTACTTCTCTCTGTTCCAGACTATGAACAGCGCAAGCGATACCTGGAATGGTACAAGATGAAGATTTCCGATAAGCCAGCATAAAGGGAGGTTCTACTAATGGGAATTGATAAATTCAACGCTGAAGGTTACTACGACCCCACTGCTTATGATGCCTTAACTAAAATCGAACAAAGAGAAAAGGCTGCCAGAGCCTTCCGGCCTCTTGTGTATATCTGCTCACCCTATTCCGGTGATATTGAAAGTAACACGGATTCTGCCAGACGCTATAGCAGGTTCGCGGTGGTGATGGGATATATCCCCATCGCTCCGCATCTTCTTTTCACGCAGTTTCTTGATGACAGTGATCCTGATGAACGAGAACTTGGTTTGTTCTTTGGAAATGTACTGATGTCAAAGTGCTCCGAGGTTTGGGTGTTTGGAAGCCACATTTCCTCCGGCATGAGAGCAGAGATCAACTGGGCAAAACGCAAGAACTATACAATCCGCTACTTTTCATCTCAGTGTAAGGAGGTTTTGTAAATGAAGATTTCTTACGGTAACAGTCGTATGGATAAAAAGTGGAAAAACAACGAGATCTCTTGGGAGGACTTTTGCACCAGAGTTAGCTCCACCATTCGTACTACTGAAACCATAGAAGAATACAGAAAAATGTCTAAAGACCAGCAAGCTTCCGTCAAAGACGTCGGTGGTTATGTGGCTGGCCACCTACGGGATGGTCGTCGTAAAAAAGGTAACGTACTGTGCCGCTCCATGATCGTCCTTGATATGGATTATGGTAAGCCCGGTGTTTGGGATGACACCATCGTCCATCTTCCATATAAGTGCTGCGCTTACTCCACCCATAAGCACACGCCGGAATATCCTCGAATCAGACTTGTTATTCCACTCTCTCGTGAAGTGAGTGAGGCTGAGTATCCCGCTGTGGCAAGAATGGTGGCCAAGGAAGTCGGCATTGATCTCTTTGATGACAGCACCTATGAACCCCATCGATTGATGTATTGGCCCTCTACCTCGCAAAACGGAGAATTCCTGTACAAAGAAAAAGACGGAGATCTCTTAAATCCAGATGATTACCTGGCTAAATATGATGATTGGCAAGATGCATCTACTTGGCCGGTATCCTCTCGTCAGTCAGAAGCTGAAAAACAAAGTATCGCTGAACAAGCTGATCCACTTTCTAAACCGGGAATTGTTGGGGCTTTCTGTAGGACCTATAGCATCACAGATGCCATCTCAACTTTTCTATCAGATGTTTATGAGCCTTCAGCTATGCCTGGACGTTATGACTACATCCCCGCTGATAGCGCTGCAGGTGTGGTGGTTCATGATGACAAGTTTGTCTACTCCCATCACGCCACGGATCCATTATGCGGAAAGCTCCTCAATGCCTTTGACCTGGTAAGGCTCCACCATTTTAGAAGCCTTGATGATAAACATCCAGAAGAAACACCTATCACTAAGCTTCCTTCCTACAAGGCCATGACAGAATTTGCATCAAAGGATGAACAGGTAAAGCTTCTACTGGTTCAAGAAAGGCAAGCCCGTGCTATGGATGATTTTGATGATGGGGATACGGATTGGCAGAAAAGGTTGGAATATGAACCTCGCTCTACGGTTCTAAAAAACAATCTACACAACATCACGCTTATTCTACAGAATGATCCTAATCTACAAGCATTGGTATTTAATCAGCAGCTTGATGGTATGGAGATCAAAGGTAGCGTCCCTTGGAACCACCCATCAAAATACTGGCGGGACGCAGATGATGCTCAGCTTATCAGCTATATTGACTCCAACTACGGGACCTTCTCGCAAAGAAACTATCAAATTGCAGTCGCCAAAGTCACTGACGATAGGTCCTACCACCCCATACGAGAATACCTGGACTCTTTACCGGAATGGGACAAAGTACCAAGACTAGATACCTTGCTCATTGATTATCTCGGTGCTGATGACAATAAGTACGTCCGTGCTGTTACAAGAAAAACCTTGTGCGCGGCCATCAGTCGTGTTCAGAATCCTGGGTGTAAATTTGACTCCATGCTCGTCTTAAACGGGCCGCAAGGCGTCGGCAAAAGTACACTCATCTCAAAGCTCGCTGGCGAATGGTTCTCCGACAGCTTAAATCTTGGAGACACCAAAGACAAAACAGCTGCAGAGAAACTTCAAGGTTACTGGATTCTGGAGATTGGTGAGCTGGCAGGTCTTAGAAAAGCTGAAGTGGAAACTCTGCGTTCCTTCCTCTCAAGGCAGAATGATATCTACCGTGCGGCTTTTGGAAAACGTGCAACCCCTCACCAGCGCCAGTGCATCTTCTTCGGTACCACCAACGCAGAGTCCGGCTACCTTAGAGATACAACGGGAAATCGTCGTTTCTGGCCTGTGAAGACTCCCGGTGGTGGCAGTAAACACTCCTGGCAGATTACCGCTGAAGAGATCCAGCAGATTTGGGCTGAGGCTCTGGTATACGTCAAGGCTGGCGAAAAACTCTATCTGGACTCCTCCATGGAGCAGCTGGCCAAGGTTGAACAACGTGATGCCATGGAGTCTGATGAACGTGAAGGTTTGGTCAGAGAATACCTGGATACACTGCTCCCGGATGATTGGGAACAGATGGATCTCTTCGAAAGAAGAAACTTCTTAAGTGGTGTTGAGCTTGGCGGCATTGGTCGCACTGGCACCAATAAGAGGCAAAGCGTCTGCAATATGGAAATCTGGTGTGAGTGTTTTGGTAAGGATCGGTCAAATCTTAAGCGCACCGACTCCAATGAACTCTCTGCCATTCTCATAAAACTGGACTGGGAACGTCTACCGAAAAAAGATAGAACTACCCTCTATGGACCACAGTACATGTTTGTTCCTAAGTCTGTTCCCAGGTCTGTTCCTGGAAACAGCTAATTCTAGGAACTGTTCCTGGAACAGGTTTTGTTCCTGGAATATCAGGATAGGAACACTTTCAGGAACAACCCAAAGGGGCCGCCGCTAGGCCCCCACATAAGTTTTGTTCCTGTGTTCCTAATATCTTTATCTAATTAGAAATATAAAAAATAATACCAGTAAGACTCGAAATACGCACATTTGCGCGCGTAAGGGATTTCTGGGTTATAGGAACAGCTTAACTAAGGAGGTCAATGAAATGAAAAATAGCGAAGTCAACTCTGCATATATTGCTAGGTGTCAAAGGCAACTAAAAAAATGGAATGCCCCACTGGATGGTTGGTATTGTGATGATGTGATTGATATTGAAGAAGAAAACTCCAGCGATGACCTTTATACCTGTGAACTTTGTGGTTGCACTAGAGTCAGGTTCATTCATGTGATGCATCATGATGAGTACTTTGAAGACATTAAGGTTGGTTGCATATGTGCCGGCATCATGGAAGGCGATATCCTTGCTTCTAAAGAACGTGAGCGTCTCATGAAAAATCGGGCAAAACGAAGAAGTAACTTCCCAAACCGTAAATGGAAAGAAAACCGTTATGGTGGTTTTAGTCTTAAATACCAAGACAACTGGGTCAACATTCAGCAAAGTAGATTCAATCAGAACCACTATGGCGTCAGCTGCAATGGAAAATCCATCTGGAAACATAAAGGAAAGCCGATCACAAGCTTTCTAGCTGCTACCTACGCCGCCTTTGACCTTGTGGATCCAGTAGAAAGGATCTATGAGCTATGAATGAAAAAGCCATTGAGCAAAAGTTAGTACTCGCAGTAAAGAACATGGGTGGCATTGCACCAAAGTTTGTCAGTCCAGGTTTTGATGGCATGCCGGATAGGTTAATCCTTCTTCCCGGAGGTAGCGTTGCTTTTGTTGAAGTCAAAGCACCTGGGAATAAGCCTCGACCTTTACAACTGGCAAGACATAAGCTCCTTCGTGATCTTGGATTCAAGGTTTATGTACTTGATAGCGTAGCAGGAGTAGAGACAATATTATCCGACATGGGAGGTGATGCCAAATGAAGTTCATACCACATGATTATCAGCAATACGCAAGTGCCTACATCGAAAATAATCCTATTGCTGCAATATTTCTTGATATGGGCTTGGGTTAGGAAAAACTGTGCTGACCCTCACCTCCATAAGCAATTTACTCTTTGACAGCTTTAAGGTTCATAAAGTTTTGGTGGTTGCCCCTCTTCGTGTGGCAAGAGATACATGGCCCCAAGAACTAGAGAAATGGTCACACCTAGATCATCTCATCTGGTCTGTGGCTGTTGGTAGTGAAGCAGAAAGAAAAGCTGCACTTTTGAAAAAAGCTGATATCTACATCATCAACAGAGAAAATGTCCAGTGGCTTGTGGAGGACAGCGGTCTCCCTTTTAACTATGACATGGTAATTATCGACGAGCTTTCATCATTTAAGAATCACAAGGCTAAGAGATTTAAAGCCTTGATGAAAGTCCGTCCCCACATCAAAAGAGTGGTGGGTTTAACTGGTACTCCTACTGGAAACGGACTCATGGATTTATGGGCTGAGTTTAGGCTTCTGGATATGGGTAAACGACTGGGAAGATTTATTGGCAAGTATCGAGACGACTACTTTATGCCAGATAAGCGAAATGGCCAGGTCATCTTTAATTACAAGCCTCTACCCTTTGCAGAAGATGCCATCTACCGACAGATTTCCGACATTACCATATCCATGAAATCCACTGACCATTTAAAGATGCCAGAACTCATTAGTTCAGAGTATCCAGTAAAGTTCTCAGAACCAGAGCGTAAACGCTATGAAGAACTAAAGCGTGATCTGGTCCTTCAGCTTCCAGGTGGAGATATTACCGCAGCTAATGCTGCTTCTCTTTCTGGTAAACTGTCTCAAATGGCCAACGGAGCTGTCTACTCCGATACTCAAGAGATCATAAGGATCCACGACAGAAAGCTGGATGCATTAGAAGATCTCATCGAAGCTGCTAATGGAAAACCCGTCCTGGTTGCCTATTGGTTTAGACATGATCTTGAGCGCATCACAGAAAGGCTGCAGCACAATAAAATAAAGTTCTCTCGCCTTGATTCTTCAGAAAGTATTCGGAGCTGGAACAGTAGTGAATTACCAGTAGCTTTAATACATCCCGCTTCTGCAGGACATGGACTGAATCTTCAACATGGCGGCTCCACCCTTATATGATTTGGCCTGACTTGGAGCCTGGAACTATACCAGCAGACCAATGCCCGCCTATGGAGACAGGGACAAACAGAAAATACCGTTGTTGTTCAACACATCATTACCAAAGACACCATCGATGGACGTATTCTTAAAGCACTAAGAGAAAAGAACAGCACCCAAGCTGCACTCATCAATGCCGTAAAGGCAGATCTGAAAATCTAAGACAACCTATGACAATCCTCGCCAATCCGAGTGAAATCTAAAATATTCGGAGGGCTGATATGAATAAACAAAACGCAAGAGAGTACTTCTCAAAAGCTTATCGCATTGACCATCGAATCCGTAGTAAGTTTGAACAATTGGAATCTTTAAATGCACTGGCCACAAGGGCCACATCGACTTTGAGTGCAATGCCAAGAAACCCGAACCGCTCAACATCAACGATGGCTGATGTGATTGCCAGAATCATCGACCTGCAGGAAGAAATCAATCAGGACATCATTCGTCTTGTAGATTCGAAACGTGAAATCATGACCATCATCAAGTCCATAGAAAACTCTGAGTACCAGACGCTTCTTGAGAAACGCTACCTTTGTTTTCTAACCTGGGAAAAGATCGCAGTAGATATGTCTTACACCATCCACCATCTCTACAAAATGCATAACACCGCCTTGGAAGTTTGCAGTAAGATTTTAAACCAGGATACCTAAAACCATAGAATGATACCCACCGCATGTGATTATATGTAAAATGGAGGTTACTAAAAATGAGCTACCGCGAAGCTAAAGAAGACAACATCAGAATCTCTAAAGCTGGAAGGATGACCTACTACTTCCCCCACTGCCGCTTCTGTGGTGATGAAGTAAGATCCTTAAACTATCTCCGGGACAGACACTATGTCTGCAAGAAATGTAAGCCCCACAAAGAAATCCTATTAAAAACCGGCATCTTTGATTAGATGGATACTAAATAACATAGAATGATACCTACGATGTGTGCTTATATATAAAGTGAGCCACAATGTAAACAAGCCTTCATGGGGACAACCCACGAGGGCTTTTCTTATGCCCAAAAGGAGGTGAACCCATGCCATATAAACCTAAACGTCCTTGTGCTTACCCAGGCTGCGGTCGGCTTGCAGACAGCGAGCAATACTGCGCCGAGCATAAGAAGGTGGTAACAAAACGCTACAACCAGTACCAACGCGACCCAGAGTCCAACAAGCGCTACGGCAGGTCCTGGAAGCGGATCAGGGACCGCTACATCAAAGCCCATCCTCTTTGTGAGGAGTGTGATAAGAACGGACGAATTGTAGCTGCTGAAGAAGTCCACCACATCCTCCCTCTCTCTAAAGGCGGCGGCAATGAAACGAGTAACCTGATGGCCCTTTGTAAGTCATGTCACTCTAAGATTACTGCTGAGAGTGGTGACCGCTGGGGGAGGTAAAATCTCTACAACTTTTCAATCCGGACAGCGGCCTGGGGTGTCGTGTTAAAAAACGCAGATTCAAACGGGGGTATAGCCCCCTCTATGTAAAGGAGGTGTGATCATTGGCAAAAGACGGTACGAACAGAGGTGGCGCTCGTGTTGGTGCAGGGGCAAAAAAGAAGCCTCTGGCTGACAAAATAGCCGAAGGCAATCTCGGTGGCAGGAAACTGACAGTGATGGAGTTTTCCGATACAGCAGATCTTGAAGGACAAGAAATGCCTGAACCAAATAAGATGCTTGAAGCCATACAAAAAGATGGCAAGGCTCTGGTGGCAGGTGAAATATATAAAGCCACATGGCAGTGGCTGGATAAGCGTGGCTGTGCTGCTCTGGTTTCTCCACAGCTCCTTGAACGTTATGCCATGAGTGTTGCTCGTTGGATTCAGTGTGAAGAAGCCATTACTGAATATGGTTTTCTTGCAAAACACCCCACCACAGGAAATGCCATTCAAAGTCCTTATGTATCCATGGGCCAGAACTACATGAACCAGACAAATCGTCTGTGGCTTGAGATATTCCAGATCGTAAAAGAAAACTGTACTGGCGATTACAAAGGAGCGAACCCTCAGGATGATGTGATGGAAAGACTTCTTTCTGCTCGTAGGGGCAAATAAAAATAGATTGGAGATAATAATATGAGTAAAAACTACAAAACCGCAGAAAGTGTCTGCAAGGGACATCCTGATAAGCTTTCTGATTTAATCGCTGACAGCATTTTAGATGCTTGCCTTCGAAAAGACAAAGCTTCGCGTGTGGCCTGTGAGGTCATGGCTACTAAAGGGAAAATCATCGTGGCGGGCGAAATCACCTGCAGCGAAAAAATTAACATCCGACTTATCGTGAAAAATGTACTTCGTGAGGTGGGATACAGTCCTTGGAAATTTACAGTATTTGTGTTTGTACATCACCAAAGTGTAGATATTGCTGCTGGCGTAGATACAGCACTTGAAGCAAGAAATGGAATTATTGATCCTTACGGTTCCATCGGTGCTGGTGATCAAGGCACTGTATATGGATATGCTACCAACGAAACCCGTGAACTGCTTCCTCTACCACTACTTCTCTCTCATAGAATCGTCAAGCGTATTGATGAATGTCGCAAAGGAAAAATCATAAAGGGCATCCTTCCAGATGGCAAATCACAAGTTACCGTTGAGTATGATGGGGATAAACCTATCCGCGTTAAGACTGTGGTAGTTTCTGTCCAGCACCAAAAGGACAAAACTCAAAAGCAATTAGACTCAGATATCTTAAACAACGTGCTCTGGCAGTGCTTTGAGGACTTCCCACTGGATGATGAAACAGAAATACTCATCAACCCATCAGGCAGATTTGTTGAGGGTGGTCCTGCTGCTGATACTGGGCTAACTGGCAGAAAGATCATGGTGGACACCTATGGTGGTTTGGCTTCCCATGGCGGCGGCGCACTCTGCGGAAAGGACCCAACTAAGGTTGATAGAAGTGGTGCTTACATGGCCAGGTACATTGCTAAGAATATTGTTTGGAGCGGGCTTGCTGATAAATGCGAGGTCGCTATTTCTTATGCCATTGGAAAAGCAAATCCAGTTTCAGTCAATGTAACATCCTTTGGCACGGGAAAAATCAGTGACGAGGATTTAAGTGAACTGGTAAAAGAGATTTTTAACTTACGTCCAGCGGCCATCATTGAAAAGCTGCGCCTTAGAAATGCAATCTACTCCGATACAGCAACCTACGGACATTTCAACTCCTCTCTCTTCCCTTGGGAGAACGTAGATTTCAATTTAAATTTAAGAAAGGTGGCGGAAAGATATGAAGATTGAAAAACTGAAAACTAAGCTCTTACTTCCCGCTGACTATAATCCGCGTAAGGATTTAAAACCCGGGGATGCAGAATACGATAAACTCAAGCGCTCCATTGAGCAGTTTGGTTATGTTGAACCAGTAATCTGGAACAAGACCACTGGTAGAGTTGTAGGTGGCCACCAGAGATTAAAAGTGCTCCTGGATTTAGGAATGAATGAAGTTGAGTGTGTGGTCATCGAGATGGATGAAGATAAAGAAAAGGCGCTCAACATTGCCCTTAATAAAATCAGTGGCGACTGGGATAAGGATAAACTGGCCCTGCTAATTGCTGATCTGCAGGGTGCGGATTTTGATGTTTCCCTTACGGGTTTTGATCCTTCTGAACTGGATGACCTGTTTAAGGATTCCTTGAAAGATGGGATTCACGATGATGAGTTTGATGTGGAGGCAGAGCTGGAAAAACCCGCCATGACAAAACTTGGTGATGTCTGGAAGCTTGGTCCCCATAGACTGGTCTGCGGTGATTCTACAAAGGCAGAAACCTTCACGCTCCTAATGGATGGAAAACTGGCAAACCTTGTGGTGACAGATCCCCCTTACAATGTAAACTATGAAGGCTCTGCCGGTAAAATCAAAAACGACAATATGGGTGATTCTGCTTTCTATGAATTTCTCCTTGCTGCCTTTACCAATACGGAAGCTGTCATGACACAGGACTCCTCTATCTATGTTTTTCACGCAGATACGGAAGGGTTGAATTTTAGAAAGGCATTTGCTGAAGCTGGATTTTATCTCTCTGGCACCTGCATTTGGAAAAAACAATCACTGGTCCTTGGTAGGTCTCCATACCAGTGGCAGCATGAACCTGTGCTCTTTGGATGGAAGAAGAAAGGCAAACATAACTGGTACGCCGATAGAAAGCAAACGACTATATGGGAGTTTGAAAAACCTAAGAAGAATGGCTCTCATCCAACCATGAAGCCGGTGGCTCTTGTGGCCCATCCTATTCTCAATTCAAGTCTTAGCAATTGCATCGTCCTCGATCCATTTGGCGGTTCTGGTAGCACGCTTATTGCCTGCGATCAGACCCAGCGCATTTGTCACACCATTGAGCTTGATGAGAAGTTCTGTGACGTCATAGTCGAAAGGTTCATTTCTGGAGCACAGACTTCAGATGATGTCTATCTCCTGCGTGATGGCAAAGAGTACCGCTACAGTGACCTCCCTGAAAATAAATAACACAACTATCGGAAGATAGACTTGCTATTAACATCACTTAGAGTGATATATGTAGTAAGCCAAAAACAAGGAGGTCAATACCATGAAAATCAATTACAACGTAACTGGTAACGAACGTAAGAAACTGGTGAAGCTCATCAGCGAAATCACAGAGGTTCCTTCAAAATACCTGGGAGTTCCATCCTGTGCTTACCAGGTCGGACCTTACCACATCGGAAAAGACGGAGAGCTAACCTTTGACACCGAAGTGGGTCAGGATGATATCAAGACGCTGATGAAAAAGCTTTTTGATGCAGGGTTTGAAGCTGAGATGGATGAACCAGCTCAGGCTGAAACGGAACCTGAAGAAACTGGACTCATCATCCAAATTCCAAAAGACTCCCTCTCCGATGAAGACCTGGAGAAGCTAGCCAAACTGTTAGAAGCAAAAGGCAACCTTATTAGGAAAGCACTAGGTGTAGATGCCCTTCCCATTGAAGCCGATGATGAACGCATTAGCTTCCCTTGGTTTTCAAAACTGCCAAATCCAGATGAGATAAAAGCCTACTCCCAGTTCATTACAAAGCTTTGTGAGATGGCGAAAACCCAAAAGAGAATCACCGTAAAAGAGAAAGAAGTCGACAATGAGAAATACGCATTTAGATGCTTCCTTCTCCGCCTCGGATTTATTGGTGAAGAATTCAAAACCCACAGAAAGATTCTCCTTCAAAACCTATCCGGCAGCAGTGCCTTCAAAGGAGGTGCTCCAAGTGAAACCGATCAGTAAAGAAAGACTGGCCCACCTACGCAAGCAGTACCCCGCTGGCGCCAGGGTCCAGCTCCTTTGGATGGATGATGTGCAAGCACCGCCAACGGGCACAAAAGGCACCGTGTGGGGCGTTGATGACACAGGCTCCATCATGATTCAGTGGGACAACGGCAGCAGCTTGAATGTGGTTTACGGCATTGATTCCTGTAAGGTCATCGATGAAAAATCCAGGGAGGAGGCATAGCGATGAAGGCACTATTTGGTCGAAAGTTCTACAACCTTAAGGAACTAAAAGAAGCAACTGAAGAGGCAAAGGAAGATGGCGTCATTGGTTCTGATTACACTGTGATTCGAGAAGTTGAACTCAGTGATTCAGAGTTCAAGAAGTTCACCAGTGATTTTCTAGAGGATCAGCCTTGGATCAAGAAGTCAGATGGTGGGACCAACGAAAAAGGTGAGCTTCGATGTATTAGGGTCATCAACAAGGACACTGGTGAAAAGATACTCACCAATACTGAGGGCCACTCTTACTGCCGGTACTGTGCTATTGAAGATTAGTTTCCTGGCCAGAAATCTGCTCTATTACTACAGAAATGACTTGCTATTATTCTCGTTTAGAGTGATATATGTAATACCAAAACAAAACCACACTAAATGGAGGATGAGAACATGAAAGAAATCAAAGCGTTTGAAGAAGCCAAAGCAACCGGCGCAAATTTTAAGGAGTCTGGAATCAACAGCACCATGTACTGGGCCTACGAAAGAAGTAAGGAAGCAGGAAACGACACCATCGACTTTTCTGAGATCATTTGGGATTACGACATTGAACCCATTGTTAAAGCCTGCAGAGCCTACGGAATAGACCACATCACCATTTCAAGCACCTTCTCAGGGTTGATTGCAAGCCTTGCCGAATTTGAAAAGCACGGCTGCAGGATGGACGGACTGACTAAGGTTAAAACAAGCTACACCGACTGGCAGACCGGCGAAAAGCAAATTCTACCAGCAATCTTGGTTAGGATTTAAGGAGGGCTTAGACCATGTGGAAAGAAGGCAAAATCGAAGTCGAAAACAGAACCATTAATTACTGGATCAAAAGCTTTGACTTAGGCTCCCCTTACGGCATTGATGAGGGTAGAATATCAAAACTGATGTTAAAGCGAGATGGCCAAATCATTGCAAACTTTGATAGAGGCTGGGACATTGAACCCATCGACGCCAATGCGCAAGCTGCACTTGAAATATTCATGAAGGAATACAATTAACAGCAAAATAAAACGCATAAAGGAACAGGGCTTTACAGCTCTTTTCCTCGTTACAGAAAACCTTAAAGTTTAATAATAGTTTCCAATTTGGTTTATAATTGAACATATTTTCTAACTAAAGTATACTATTTACATACGTATATTTAAATCTCATAGGCAATATGAAACTAGGGCATTAATGAATGAGTAAAGTAAGGAGTGATTCTTTGAAAGTTAGAAATATGTTAGTGAAAGTAAGTATAGTGTTTCTCTTTTCAATTTTGATTTGGAGAGTAATTTTTTATTTTAATGATCTATATTCTATTGGTGATTATAGTTCCATGATTCATTTCTTCACCGCCTTAGGAATCGCGATTTTGAGCTTCGTTCTCATAGAAATTATGCGAAGAATAGATAAAGTATCATGGAAACAGATTGGAATGAGTAACATAAGAACAAATATCTCTTCCTTTCTTGTAGGAACAATACTGTGGCTTATTCCTGCATTTATCGGTCTAGTTATTAGTTTATTAGCTGGTTGGGTTGAAATCACTGTACTATCAAATATAAATCAGATTCTACTGAGTACTATTGTCTTATATGTAACTGTGTTTTTAATAGAAGCATTTCCAGAAGAGATTATTACACGTGGGTATATTTACAGTTATTTAAATACAATATTTCCTCATTGGGTAACTTTAATACTACAAACACTACTCTTTACACTGTTTGCATTTTTAGTTGGAGCGATTTACTCGATAGAGCAACTCTTATTCATACCTGGATATGGTTTTATGTTAGGATATTTTAGATCAAAATCAGGAAATGTTTGGACTTCAATTGGGTTTCATGTATCAATCATGACAGCATCCCAAATATTAAATCCTGTTCACGGAAACTTTGATGTTAACGGAGTTTTTGCCATTAGATTTTTCGCTTTCAATCTTTTACCTTACGTATTAGGGTCCTTTGCTTTAGAGTATATTTACCCCAATCATAGTTGGAGTGAGATTAATCCGTTTAAAAAATAACCTCGATATAGTGATGAGAAGTAAAATCAAGGGATTCAGTTGAATCTCTTTTTTTGCGTTTCGAATTATTTATGTGTCGAGATAACCAGTTTTTCATACCGTTTTAAAGGAGGTGTCCGCATATCCGAAAACTAAAGAAGTATAAACCAACCTCTTACATGGCGAAGGATTCTCATTACAGCAAGGAGATGGCGGACTATGCAGTTGGTTTTATTGAATGCCTCTCCCATACCAAAGGAACCTGGGCAGGAAAGCCCTTTGAACTGATAGATTGGCAAGAACAAATCATCAGGGATTTATTTGGAACCATAAAACCAAATGGCTATCGTCAATTTAATACAGCGTATGTAGAGATTCCAAAGAAGATGGGAAAAAGTGAGCTCGCGGCGGCTGTTGCCCTGCTCTTAACCTGTGGTGATAACGAAGAGCGTGCTGAGGTTTATGGCTGCGCTGCAGACCGTAACCAAGCCTCCATCGTTTTTAACGTGGCAGCAGACATGGTGCGTATGTGCCCAGCTTTATCAAAGCGAGTTAAGATTCTGGACTCACAGAAAAGATTAATCTATCAACCTACTGGAAGCATCTATCAAGTGCTTTCTGCCGATGTTGGAAACAAGCACGGCTTCAACACCCATGGAGTTGTCTTCGATGAGCTCCACACTCAACCAAACCGAAAGCTATTTGATGTTATGACCAAAGGTAGTGGCGATGCCAGGATGCAGCCCTTGTACTTTCTAATCACCACTGCTGGAGATAATCAAAACAGTATCTGCTGGGAGGTTCACCAAAAAGCTCTTGACATCATGGCAGGAAGAAAGAACGACCCTACCTTCTATCCTGTCATTTATGGTGCAGCTCTCGAAGATGACTGGTCTGATCCAAAGGTGTGGAAGAAAGCAAATCCATCCCTCGGCATCACTGTCAGTATGGATAAAGTAAAAATGGCCTATGAATCTGCTAGACAAAACCCCGCTGAAGAAAACAGCTTCAGGCAACTACGACTTAACCAGTGGGTTAAGCAGGCTATTCGATGGATGCCTATGGATAAATGGGATGCCTGTGCTTTCCCGGTTAATCCAGAAGCCCTCAAAGGTCGCGTCTGTTATGGCGGGCTGGACTTATCCTCTTCCACTGACATAACAGCCTTCGTACTGGTCTTCCCACCACAGGATGAAGAGGACAAGTATGTGGTTCTTCCATACTTCTGGATACCGGAAGACAGCATTGACCTTAGGGTTAGACGGGATCACGTCAATTATGATGTGTGGGAAAAACAAGGATTCCTTCTAACTACGGAAGGCAATGTGGTTCACTACGGATTTATTGAGGCATTCATTGAAGAACTTGGAATGAAATATAACATCCGTGAGATTGCCTTTGACCGCTGGGGCGCAGTTCAGATGACACAGAACTTAGAGAATTTAGGTTTCACCGTTGTCCCTTTTGGTCAGGGCTTCAAAGATATGTCTCCGCCAACTAAGGAACTGATGAAACTCACACTAGAGCAGAAAATCGCTCACGGTGGTCACCCTGTTCTCCGCTGGATGATGGATAACATTTTTATTAGAACTGACCCTGCTGGCAACATTAAAGCAGACAAAGAAAAATCCACTGAGAAGATTGACGGTGCAGTGGCTACAATCATGGCGCTTGACCGAGCGATTCGCTGTGGTGGAGAAACTGGTAATTCTGTTTATGACGATCGAGGACTACTCGTATTTTAGGAAAGGAGGTTGATGCCCGTGGGAATACTGCAAGGAATATTCAAGGCCCGAGACAAGCCTAAAGACGCTCTTGGTGGAAGCCGATACAGCTTCTTTTTTGGGAGCACCAGTGCTGGAAAACCGGTCAATGAGCAAACTGCGATGCAGATGACAGCGGTCTACAGCTGCGTAAGAATCTTATCGGAGACCTTAGCTGGTCTACCACTTCATGTGTATAAGTACAATGATTCAGGTGGCAAGGAGAAAAACTTAAAACACCCGCTTTACAAATTACTTCATGATGAACCAAATCCTGAGATGACTTCTTTTGCGTTTAGAGAGACGCTGATGAGTCATCTTTTATTATGGGGAAATGCCTATGCTCAGATTATTCGAAATGCAAAAGGTGAAGTGATATCTCTCTATCCACTCATGCCAAACAAAATGACAGTCGATCGCGATTCAAGTGGTCGGCTTTTCTATTTGTACCAGCGTGGTAGTGAAGATGCTCCTACTCTTGGTAGAGACAATCAAGTGTATCTTTCACCATCAGATGTCCTTCATATCCCAGGACTTGGCTTTGATGGGCTGGTAGGCTATTCACCCATTGCCATGGCAAAAAATGCTGTGGGCCTAGCCATAGCTACTGAAGAATATGGAGCTAAGTTTTTTGCTAATGGTGCTTCACCGGGTGGCGTCCTAGAACACCCTGGTACCATTAAAGACCCAGCAAGAATCAAAGAATCCTGGAATGCAGCTTATCAAGGAAGCGGTAATGCCCATAGAGTAGCTGTTCTTGAAGAAGGCATGAAGTACCAGCCTATTGGTATATCTCCTGAACAGGCACAGTTCCTTGAAACTAGAAAGTTTCAGATCAATGAGATTGCTCGTATCTTTAGAGTCCCTCCTCATATGTTGGCTGATCTTGAGAAGTCATCCTTTAGTAACATTGAACAGCAATCGCTGGAGTTCGTAAAATACACCCTTGACCCTTGGGTGGTCCGTTGGGAACAGTCCATGTGTAGGGCACTGCTCATGGAAAGCGAGAAACCTAATGTCTTTATCAAGTTTAATGTGGATGGCCTGCTTCGTGGTGATTATGTAAGTCGAATGAGTGGATATGCCACTGCCAGGCAGAACGGTTGGATGAGCGCCAATGATATCAGAGAGTTAGAAAATCTGGATAGAATTCCAGAATCCTTGGGTGGCGACCTCTATCTCATCAATGGGGCCATGACAAAATTACAGGACGCAGGCGCGTTCGCAAATATCAAAGAAACGGAGGAACCTAAATGAAGAAGTTTTGGAACTGGGCGCGTGATGAAGACACTGGCGTCCGAACACTCTACCTAGACGGCGTTATTGCCGAAGACTCATGGTTTGACGATGATGTCACCCCTAAGGCATTTAAAGCAGAGCTTACTGCCGGTGAGGGTGACATTGTTATTTGGCTCAACTCTCCAGGAGGTGATTGCATTGCTGCTAGTCAGATTTACACGATGCTGATGGATTACAAAGGCACTGTTACCGTAAAGATCGATGGTATTGCCGCTTCAGCCGCCTCTGTCATCGCCATGGCGGGGACAACGGTGCTTATGGCACCAACAGCCCTTATGATGGTCCATAACCCCCTTACCGTGGCCATTGGAGACAGCGAGGAAATGAAAAAAGCCATCGCCATGCTTTCTGAAGTTAAAGAGAGCATCATCAATGCCTACGAAATCAAGACAGGCCAGTCAAGGACAAAGCTCTCCCACCTTATGGATGCTGAAACCTGGCTAAATGCAAAGAAGGCCATCGAGCTTGGCTTTGCTGATGGCATCTTGGAGGATGAAAAGAAACGAAATCAGACTGAGGACTTTACCTATGCCTTTAGCCGCAGAGCTGTTACCAACTCCCTGCTTGATAAGGTAAAACCCAAACTACCAAAAGAGAATACTGGCACCCCAATTGAGTCGCTAGAAAAGCGGCTTTCTTTGATTCAACACTAAATTTTAGGAGGAAAACACTATGAATAAAATTCTTGAACTGCGTGAAAAAAGAGCAAAGTCCTGGGAAGCTGCGAAAGCCTTCCTCGATACCAAAAGAGGGACAGATGGAATTGTATCTGCTGAAGACACTGCAACCTATGAAAAAATGGAAGCGGATGTGGTTGCCCTTGGCAAGGAAATTGATCGTCTTGAAAAGCAAGAAGCACTGGACCGTGAGCTTTCAAAACCACTTAACACACCACTTACCGGCAAGCCAATCTTCCAAGGCATGGAATCCAAAGGCGGCAGAGCCTCCGCAGAATACCAGAAAGCATTCTGGAATGCCATGAGAACCCGTTCTGGTGAAGGGCTTGATCCAGTGATTAAGAACGCACTGCAGATTGGCACTGACACGGAAGGTGGTTACCTTGTACCAGATGAGTTCGAGCGTACCCTCATTGAAGCCCTGGATGAAGAGAATATCTTCAGAAAGTTGGCCAACGTCATCTCCACTTCTTCAGGAGATCGTAAGATTCCGGTAGTAGCTTCCAAGGGCACTGCTTCTTGGATCGATGAAGAAGGTGCAATTCCTGAAAGCGATGATAGCTTTGGACAGGTTTCCATTGGCGCTTACAAGCTGGGTACCATGATTAAGGTATCGGAAGAGCTTCTAAATGACAGCGTGTTTAATCTTGAAAACTATATCGCCAGGGAGTTTGCAAGACGTATCGGTAACAAAGAAGAAGATGCCTTCTTTACTGGAGATGGTTCTGGTAAGCCTACGGGTATCCTTGCCGCTAGCGGTGGAGCACAAATCGGAGTAACTGCTGCAAGTGCCACTGCCATTTCCATCGATGAGATTTTGGATCTCTTCTACTCTCTTAAATCGCCTTACAGAAACAAGTCCGTGTTCGTTATGAACGATGCCACCATTAAGGCAATTAGGAAACTGAAAGATGGTCAGGGTCAGTATATCTGGCAGCCTTCACTTCAGGCAGGAACACCAGATACCATTCTGAACAGACCTGTTTATACTTCATCTTATGTTCCTACCATCGCTGCATCTGCAAAGTCCATCATCTTTGGTGACTTTGGCTACTACTGGGTAGCGGATCGTCAAGGAAGAGTCTTTAAGAGACTTAATGAGCTTTATGCAGCCACTGGCCAGGTGGGTTTTGCTGCCACTCAGCGTGTGGATGGAAAGCTCATTCTACCTGAAGCCATCAAAGTGCTTCAGCAGAAAGCGTAATGGAGGATCCTATGAGTTATAACACAAAGAACTTTACCGAACAGGGCGGTGAAAAAACCGTCATTGGTGGAACTCTTGAAATCAAGGAAGGGGCGGTCGTTACTGGCCTCCCTATTCTTGATAATCAAGCAGCAAGCGCTGCTACCACAGTTGAAGATTTGGTAACGGATTTTAATGCCCTTCTCACCAAACTTAAGGCTGCAGGGCTTATGATTTCAGACTAATGAAAGGATGGTGGCGGTATGACTCTGCTGGAAAAAGTAAAAGCAAATCTTATTCTTGATCATTCGGCTGATGATGAACTACTTGAGATGTACATCACCGCCGCTACGAGGTACGCAGAAAGCTATCAGCATCTTCCTGAGAACCACTATGTGGAAGCCGTTATGCCAGCCACCACACAGCAAGCCATCATCATGCTGTCATCTCACTTCTATGAATCACGAGATGGCAGTACGGGTGGTTTTTACTCAGATAATGTTCAGGCTGGACAGCAAGTATGGAATACAGTCAATCTTCTACTGCGGCTTGATCGGGATTGGAAGGTGTAGTCATGAGCTTTGGGAAAATGAATACCTTTATCGATATTGTAGAAAGCATCACCATAAAAGATTCCGAAGGGTTTAAAACAGAAGTTGATAATATTGTAGCTTCTGTAAGGGCTTATCGAGAAGGTCGCCATGGCAATGAGAAATGGGCAAATAGAGCTTCCTTTTCAGAAGCCACAGACCTTTTTCGCTTTCGCCGCATACCTGGTATAACCATTACAACGTCTATGGTGATCATCCATAGTGATAAGAGATTTGAAATCACATCCGTTGAAGATGTGAAAGGCCGCGGTATGTACATTGAAGTGCTAGCCAAGGAGGTGGTGCCAAGTGGCTAAAGCAACCATGAAAATGCCCGATGACTTCTTGATGAAGCTCTCAAAGCTTGGTGAAAAAACAGATGAAATCATCTCTAATGTTTTAGAAGCTGGCGGTGAAGTTGTTCTGGATAAAGTCAAATCCAACCTTAAAGGCGTTATTGGGAACGAAACCAAAGAAAAAAGCCGTTCAACTGGCGAGCTGGTATCTTCCCTAGGCCTCTCTCCCACTAAGCTAGATCGAAATGGAAACTTCAATGTCAAGGTTGGCTTTAATGAACCTCGTGGTGATGGAGATGCCAATGCTAAGATTGCAAATATCCTTGAGTACGGTAAATCAGGTCAGCCGCCTAAACCCTTCTTGAAGCCCGCAAAGTCAGCATCGCGGAAGGCCTGCATTGAAACTATGAAATCAGAACTGGATAAGGAGATTGAAAAGCTATGAGCTTACTTGCGGATTTAAACCACATACTCGGACCCCTGAACATTCCTGTGGAAACCGGAGTGTTTTCTGATACGCCGCCTGATGAATATCTGGTTATCACTCCCATGTCTGATAGGCTTGATCTCTTTGCAGACAATGAGGCCTATATGATTCTTTCAGAAGCTCGGCTTTCTCTTTTCACGAAGAAGAACTATATGAAGCGCAAGAAAGAACTGACTAAGGCCCTACAATCTGGAGGGATAACCATCACGGATAGACAGTATGTAGGTTACGAACACGACACTAAATTTCATCATTACGCCATTGACGTAATGAAAGAATATGAAACGGAGGAAGAATAAATGGCAACGATCGGATTGGATTCTCTATATTATGCCAAGATCACAGAAGATCAAAACGGCATTGAAACCTATGGTACCCCTAAGGTGCTGGCTAAAGCCATGACTGCAGAACTGAGTATTGAGCTTATTGAAGCAATTCTCTATGCAGATGACGGTGCCAGCGAGGTAGTGAAAGAATTTAAAAGTGGTGCCCTGGCACTCGGTATTGATGATATCGGATCATTGGTTGCACAGGATTTGACAGGATGTAAAATCGACAGCAATAATGTCGTTGTTTCAAGAAGTGAAGATGGTGGCAGTCCGGTGGCAGTCGGGTTTCGTGCCAAGAAGGCCAATGGAAAGTACCGCTACTTTTGGCTTTACAGAGTTATCTTCTCTGTTCCCGCTACAAGTCTTGCAACTAAGGGAGACTCCATTACCTTTAGCAGTCCCACCATAGAAGGTACTGTGTTTAGGAGAAATAAGCTGGACGGAGAAAGCAAACATCCTTGGAAAGCGGAAGTTACTGAAGGAGATAATGGTGTATCGGCATCAACAATTACAAGTTGGTTTGCTTCTGTGTATGAACCAGACTTTACAGCCGTAACCCCAACCATTACAATCACAACTCAACCAGCAAGCTTAACTGAAGTAACCACAGGAAGCATTTCTGGAAGCCTTTCTGTTGTGGCAAATTCCAACACCTCAAACCCTGTAACCTATCAATGGTATGAAAATACCACTGATAGCACCACTGGCGGTACTACCATTAATGGAGAAACTTCTGCGAGCTTTGATATTCCAACGGACCTTCTGGCGGATACCTATTACTACTACTGCGTCTTAAGCTCTAGTGGTGCAGAAAATGTGACGACTACAGTTGCTACTGTTGTTGTTTCTTAATGGGAGGTAAATGAATATGGCAGATGAAAAATTAAAAATTGATGAAGCAGCTGAAGAAAGAAGCACCTCAATTGACATTGGCGGCACGGAGTTTAAGATGATTCTTACCACCAAAGCCACTAAGGAAATTGCAAAGCGCTATGGTGGACTTGAAAACTTAGGCGAAAAGCTTATGAAAACCGAGAACTTTGAAATGGCTTTAGAAGAAGTAGTTTGGCTTATTACGCTTCTAGCCAATCAATCCATTTTGATTCATAACATCAAGAATAAAGACGAAAAGAAAGAACTTCTCACAGAAGATGAAGTTGACCTCCTTACTACCCCCTTCGATCTGGCTAATTACAAGAACGCCATTATGGCCAGTATGATGAAAGGCACAAAAAGGAATGTGGAGAGTGAACCATCAAAAAACGAGGTGGTCGGGTAAGTGATCAAGAGTTATTTACCCGACTCATTTACTATGGCACTGCCCACCTAAATAGAAATGAAGATGAGGTATGGCTATTACCCATTGGTTATCTGATGGACCTTTGGGAGTGTCATAAGCAGTTTATTGGTATCTCAAAACCAAGAAAGGAATATACCATCGACGATGTTGTTCCTGAGTTCCTGTAAATTATTCCTATTAAATTTCAATCTTGTCATATATAATAATGTGTATGGCGAACTGAATGGAGGGATAAAATGTCGAATAATACAGGCTGTAGTTGTTGTGGTGACATTGTAGATTTAACCATGACTACTGAAGATATGAATAAGTGTCCTATTTGTAATCAAGAGGGCAAAAAAGTGAAAAATATAACAGTTAAACACCTAGTTAAAGAAGAATATGTAGAATCAGTAGAAACTATGAATTATTCAATTTGTATGAACGAAGATTGTGATACTGTATACTTTAGTGAAAACAAAGGAATTCAGTTTAGCAAAAAGCAAGTAAAAGTTCCTATTTGGTTTAAGAAAGATGCGGACCCTAGGTATGCTTGCTATTGCAGTGAAGTTACTATTACCCGCATAATGAATCCTCCCTATATGTTGATACATTGTATATTGAAAATATACCAAATAAAAAGAGCTTTGTCCATTATATGGATTTTAATAATAAATAAATTTAATGAATCACCTGTCGTTTATTTATCAGTATAATATAATTAAGCGTTCCCTTACAATTTAGAGAACGCTTAATTATTTTTAATTTATTGAAACAATTTATAACTGTTGAAAATAGATAAAAATTGTTCATTAGATAGTTTATCAAGATTAGTGACATTCACATGTTTCAAAGCCTGTCTTAACTGGTTCTTAGTAAAAAGAACGTGATATTTCCTGTTTACCCAGTTATAAACAAAAGTTTGATACTTTTTGTAGTCTTTCTTCAAAATCAATGGTTCATGCCGCTCAAGAACAATTAGCACAGAATCTACACTAGGTTTAGGATGAAAGTATTCTGCTGGCACTTTTTTAAGGACTTTTATGTCCATTTCTACCATCAGCAACAAACCTAAAGCCCGTTGGGTATTTTGCAACCTTTTAGCAAAACCTCTCTCTACAATAAGGTAGCTGTATTTTGATTGGCTATCAAAAGCAATTCTTTTGACAATATCAGTGCTAATATTATAGGGAATATTACCAAATATTTTATAGTCTATATTTTTAGGAAAGTTAAATTTCAAAATATCCTCATGAAAAACTTTTATATTCTGAAAAGGTTCCACTGCTTTTTCCGTGGCATGACATAAGTTTTTATCAATTTCAATAGCATTCACCCATTGACTTATTTCCACAAGTTCCTTGGTAAAATGTCCTTTTCCTGATCCAATTTCTATTATATTATCTTGTTTACTAATATTTGTATATTTTAATATTTCTTTTACATGCTTTTTAGATGTAATGAAATTTTGCGTATCTTTTGGGTTTTTTTGTTTCATTATAACCTTCTCCTTGACGGTTATAATGAACTAATCTTAAGAGCTCATTATAACCAATTATTTTTGGTTTGGTTGATATGGGGGTTCCACCGGCAGCAGCAACTCCCAATTTAACAGCATCAACAATTTTGTCCAGATTCATGTGACCGGGTACTATTTCATTATAAGAGCTTACAATCCCAACCAGGGGTTTGCTCATCTCTTCCTCTGTCATTCCCAGAGCATTGAACAGTGACCTATGTGGTGCCTGTTGCACACCTTTTTTTACTGAATCGCTTCTCATCGAATTCATTCCTTTCTTAATTGTGTTCTTAGGGTTAAATTGCATCTATCCATCCATAATAGTCAGAAAATAGATATATTTATAAAAATTCCTTTATATCAGTATATTACTATTTTGTTATAAAAAATCATTCAATAAATAAAAGAAAATGAGGAAAGAAAAATATAAATAAATCATTATAAATATAATTATATTACGATAAATCAATAAAACCTAAATTCTACGTCGTTTTACGAAAACCATTAAAAATCGATATTTTCGCTGAACCTACGAAGAATTCAAGTAGTTACTCCTACATTTTAACATTATTCACACCCCTTCCTCAACACATTTGAATAAGATATACCCATTATTCTCAATTAAGTTGCAAATATCACAATTCTAGGTTCAATTAATAAACCACTCGATTCATTCAAGCGATTCAAGCGCCAATTTATCAATCGTTACGACTCTAAGCAGATACATTTTTTATACACCTCTTGATAAGGATATTTGCTTGAGAGCTTCATAATCACAGACCTAGCTGTTTTGATAATTTTGGCCGCAAGAAAAACGTATTTCAAGCGAAATGTCTTTATCTGCTGCCTATATTCAGACACATCCAAGTAGTCAAATTTGAAGAGTAAAAACAGATTGTATGAAAGCATCATCATTTGGAATACTGCTTCATTTGCCCAGAATGATTTCAAAAGCAAGTGGCCTACTGACATGTCGTATTTTGCTTCTTTGATATAGTTTTCAGCATTGCCACGCTTTTCATAGGAGAGAACCACCGCTTCTGACTCTAGGTCTGTATTGGTGACAAAGAAAAAATAGTCGTACTCTGAACCTTCTAACAGGCTTAACTGAGCTCTTTCTTTTTCGGGTTTCAGAACGCGAGACACGACAAATCTTCTTTTTTTCTTCCACTTATCCAATTTTATAAGCAGCTCAGCGGTTTCTCTGCCGTCTATACCTTTAAGAAACACAGCAGAGGAAGCGGTCACTTGGGAGACAAGTGTTGCATAAGCTTTAGCTTTAATTAAGTATTTGCAACCAAGAGACTCGATTGTTTCAATGATTTCTTCATCGAAGTAGCCACTATCCATACGGAAAAAGATTTCCAAGTTTTGAGCTTTAAGAGTGGCAACAATCTCTTTAATCAGTTCAGCAGCACCATTTGCGGTGTATGCATTACCACTTCTAACAAAACCAGTGACATAGGCTTTGAGTTCATCACAAAAGGCAAACTGGACATTGTAGCATCGATTGCCCAGCTTTTTAGGATTGTAACCTTTAGTAGCGCCTTCTTGGTGGCCTTCTACATTAATGACACTGCTATCGATATCAATAGTGATGGATGTCAATCCACTTTTAGAAAGTAGCTTTTTAAACACTTTGAAGTTGATTTCTCTGAACATTTGCGTCGTTTTGAAGCTGAAGTTGCTTAAAAAACGCGACACGGTTTCAGGCTCTTTAACAGAAATATCGAATTCACGAACAAGGGGATCATTCTTTAAAAGTTTTAAACGTTCGAGCTTATCTATGCCTATAAAATGACCAGAGAGCATGGTTTTAACATGATTCATTTTAATCTTGTTTACAGAAGCGCTTTCAAAAGTGAGGTCATTTTCAATCATCTCAAAAATGCCGTTATTTTTAGTGTTCTCTAGCATCAGAAAAAGTCCTGCATTTGAGGTAAGATTTTTAGCCTTAAACTCGATTTTATTTATCATAAGCCATCTCCTTCACAACACCTCTATTTGTTACATTTTTACCCATCAAACAAGACAAAAAACATACAAATAGATGTTAATTTGCTGCAATTTTCTTTCACCCATTGGGTGAAAGAATGGTTTTGGCTTAACGATTATAAATACTTGCTTAAAGGGTTATATGAGTAGATTGCACGTAGAATCTAGGTATTAACCAAGTGAAAGAAGCAGTAAGAGATAAAGGCGCACGAAAGATGAAAGATGTATTAGCAATCACAGGTGCTATGAAAAATTCTAAATGCGAAATTAAAAATCCACTTGGAGTTTGTTGCCATGAGACAATTCAAACGGCGATTGACGAAGCACTAGCAGAATAATAAACAAGTTTTCATTTATCAAGACACTTCTGATGAGGTGTCTTTTTTCATGCCCTGAAGGAGGAGGTGAGGAGATTGTCAGATTCATTTGGATTTAAGCTTGGGATTGAAGGGGAGCGCGAGTTTAAGAACGCTTTGAGGGATATAAACCAAAACTTCAAAGTGCTAGGCTCAGAAATGAACCTTGTGACTTCCCAATTTGATAAACAAGACAAATCGCTCCAAGCAGTAACAGCAAGAAATGAAGTCTTAAACAAAGAAATCGATGCTCAAAAGGACAAGGTTAAGACACTCGAATCTGCCTTAAAGAATGCTGCAGAATCCTTTGGGGAAAATGATAAGCGAACAAAGGCCTGGCAAATTCAGCTTAATAATGCCAATGCAGATCTCAATAAAATGGAAAAGGAACTGGAAGATTCAGCAGAAGAAGCAGAAAACTTGGGAGAGCAGTTAGATGAATCCGGTAAGTCCGCAGAAGGTGCTGGTGGGAAGTTTGAGAAGTTTGGAGGAGTTCTTAAGGGGATCGGAACTGCAATGGGTTCTGTGGCTCTTGCAGCAGGTGCTGCTACTATAAAACTTGGAACTGAGATTGTCCAGCAGTTTGGTGAGCTTGAACAGAATCTTGGTGGTTCCGAAGCTGTATTTGGAAAGTACGCTTCTTCTATTCAGAAAACTAGTGAGGAAGCCTACAAAAATCTAGGTGTGTCCCAGAGTCAATATTTGGCCACAGCCAATAAAATGGGAGCGCTTTTTCAAGGCTCTGGTGTTGAACAACAAAAGAGTTTAGAACTGACGGAGAAAGCCATGCAACGAGCTGCAGATATGGCCTCCGTTATGGGCATCGATATGCAGGTTGCCCTTGATTCTGTTGCTGGTGCTGCTAAGGGTAACTTCACCATGATGGATAACTTGGGAGTTGCCATGAATGCCACAAATATCGAAGCCTATGCTCTTGCCAAAGGATTAGATTTTACATGGGCATCAGCGACAAATGCAGAAAAAGCTGAAGTGGCCATGCAGATGTTCTTTGAAAATACGGAGCAGTATGCTGGGAACTTTGCCAGAGAATCCACCCAAACCGTTACAGGGTCCATAGGTCTTCTACAAGCTGCACTAGGTTCGTTTACTGCAGGTCTGGGAAATGCAGATGCGGATATGACCAACTTAACCCAAAATCTCGTAGATGCTTTTCAGTCAGTAGTTATTAATATTGTACCAATATTAGAAAATGTGGTTACTGCTCTACCTGCAGCAATGGATGCGATCCTTATGGCCATTGGAGACCTTCTGCCAGTTCTTCTTAGTACAGTAACGGATTTATTCAGCCAGGTTCTGGAAACCTTACTGAGCCTACTTCCAGAACTGATTCCAGCAGCTGTAGATGCGGTCATGACAATTGTTGGAGCACTCATTGAGAATTTGCCGCTTTTAATCGATGCGGCTATACAGCTAATTACTGCTCTTGTAGAAGGGTTAGGATTGGCTTTGCCTGAACTGATTCCAGCAATGATTGAAGCAGTCATTTTGATTGCTACCACTTTAATCGATAATATGAGCTTAATTCTGGATGCTGCCTTTCAACTAATTAGTGGATTGGCTCAAGGACTTTTAAATGCACTCCCTACTCTAATTGAATCTTTGCCCCAGATCATCAACAGTATTGTTGGATTTATTACCAGCAATCTACCCAGACTCATTGAAATGGGTGTTCAGCTAACCATTCAACTGGGGATGGGCTTAATCAGAGCCATTCCCCAGGTCGTTGCTCAACTTCCTCAAATCATTACAGCCATAGTTTTAGGTCTCGGTAGAGCCCTCCCTTCTATTGTTGAAGTGGGTCGGAATATCGCAAGAGGTTTATGGGATGGTATTGCATCGATGATTGGTTGGCTTGGAGAAAAAGTAAAAAACATGGTCAACGGGATCGTTGGTGGCGTTAAGAAGGTTCTTGGTATTAGATCTCCTTCAAAGGTATTTGCAGGCATTGGTTCCAACATGGGTGAAGGTATTGGAGAGGGCTTCGAAAAAGCCATGGGTGATGTGGAAAAAGATATGCAGGGCGCTATTCCTACAGACTTTGATTTGGACCTGAACTCTCAAGTAACAGGAAGTCTCGGTGGCTCTGACGGAGCAGTCTTTGATGTAACTATCCCTCTTACCATTGACGGTAATATTCTAACAAGAGTTATTGCACAACTTCAGTGGAACCAAAACACCGTCACAGTTAGAAACCTTGGTGTGGCAGGAAGTTAATAGAAAGGAGGCGGTCCCTTGATTGAAATTTACGCAGGAGCAACCATGATTCAGTCCGTTAAGAAAGTCATCAGCTCAAACATTAGAGAAACCTTAGAGGGTGAATTTACCCTCTCATTTACTGTTATGGCGAAGTCTGCATTGGCTTTAAAAACAAAGCAAATTGCAAAACTAGATAATCAGTATTTTGAACTGGTTCAAATCAGTAAATCAATTCAAGGGAGCCTACCAGTCTGCTCTGTTCTTTGTGAGCATGTGTCTTATCTTTTGAATCATGAAATGTATCAAATAAGCAGTTTTGACTTCACGGGTGATCCTTCAGTAGGATTATCCCAGCTCCTTGCAGGCACTCCCTATTCAGCAGGGATTGTGGATTTTACAGAGAGCGTCACGATGAAAATCAACCAGAAGGTTTCAAGGCGAGCTGCCCTTATGCAGTTCATTGCTATTTTGGGTGGTGAAATCCAGTACGATGGCTATAGCATAAATATTCGTAGCCATAGAGGCTCCAATGATTATATCCATGTGATGGGTTCAAAGAATGTCACAAACGTGGCGGTGTCTCATGATTCCAGGGAGAACGCATCATCCTATGATATTTCCTTTTTCAAGCTGATGGATTTGGCTGTTGGTGATAATGTGCACATCATCTTCAATCCATTAGGCATTAACGTAAAGACTAGAATCATCTCTCTTGAATATAATCCATTCTACAGATTCAACATCCGTGTTGAGGTGGGAAGATACAGGCCAAGTATTTCTGATACCTTCTATCGCATAGAAAACTCTATTTCTAATGTAGGAAGCTCCGTGGATGATCTTCAAAGCCAGGTCTATGACTTAGGCGTATCCTACACCATAGTAAAAACGCTGTCGGTGGTTGATAACAAAATCAATGTAACCTATGAAGTAGAAAAAGGTGATACCCATCAATATCATGCCGAATACAGCTTCACCACAGATTCCAGTGGAAGGATCACCAGCATCACCTTAGAAGATATTTTCTCAGAGCTTCTCCTTAAAGAGGTCTCATCACTTCTGATTGATGCTGCAGCCTTTGAAGTGACCTATGCCGATGGCTCAACTGGAAGCTACACCTACTCCACCGATTCCAGCGGAAGAATTACAGCCATTGAGAAAGTTTAAGGAGGAAAGCCATGAGCTATGATCGTAATTTTAATAACACCTTGGCCATCTGGACAGCTTTTGGTGGCAGAGGAAGTATTGTCCTTCCTATTCCTACCTTAAGCTGGACCAAGAAGTACTATAACAATTTTGGCTACACCCAATACGGAAGTGAAAGACAGATTAATGTCTATGATAATGGAAACGCTCAGATAGCTGTTTATTATGCCAAAACCCCATACATGTCTTATTGGAACAAGACCACCAAACAATGGACCGTTGTCAGTGTTCCTTGGTGGAGTCATGGACAGCCTGAAATCCTTTATGCTGCAGATGGAGTCTTTATCGCAAAGATCGTGGGTCTCGCCAATATAATCGCATCATTTGATGGTATTACCTGGCATAACGCTGGGTACTGCGCCGGAGCGCAAAACGCTATGACCTGTGGTGCGTATGATATGGACAGGGGCTCTGGTGTGGTCAGCTGGTGGTACTACAAGTCACCGGTTTACTACAGCTTTGATTCACTGGAAGAACGAACTGCCTGGACCCTGGTAGGCTCTGATGGAACCTCTGTCCCCATCTTTAAATATCTGACCAGGCATAAAGGAAACTTTGTAGGAGTTGTTGGTGGGGACAAATCCATCGCCAGAGCAAGTACATCAAGTCCTGGAAGCTGGGTAACCACCATTCCAGAAGATGTTAATGATACTCGGTACATGTTCATTCGCTCTATCAATGGTGTGCTCTTTGTCATGAAGTTCAATTACACCAATGTAGGCGGCACTTACACCTACTATGTGAAGCTCTGCGTGATGAACGATAATGCCACAGAAATTACCGAAACCAATCTTTCCTGGGTAGGAGATCTGGCAAATAACAATATTCCTAATCCAAGAAACATCATGTGGATGCCTGATTGGGGGAAGTTTGCACTTCTAAAAGAGAGCAGTCTTTGTGTATCCTCTGATGGGATTACCTGGGAATGCTTGCATCAACCTGGTTTTACCACTAGTCAATACGACACTTTCGATGGTGCCATGTACATTCCCGGAGACGGGTTCTATGCCAAAGCCAGCGGGTATGTCTACTATGCACCTTACTAATTGAAGCCCATTTCTATCAGATTATGACGCCTTTAGCCGGGCGTCTTTTAATATATAAATCTACATGAAAGCGAGGAAAAGCAATGAGAGATATTTGGACTTATATTCAACTGGCTATTGCTGGCCTTGGCGGTTGGCTTGGCTGGTTTCTCGGAGGTTACGATGGATTTTTATATGCCCTGATTGCCTTTGTTGTCATTGATTATCTGCTTGGTGTCATGTGCGCCATTATCGAGAAGCATTTATCCAGTGACGTGGGCGCTCGGGGCATCTTTAAAAAAGTGGTGATCTTCTCTTTGGTGGGGGTAGCCCACATCATTGATCAGAACATCATCGGAGATGGTGGTGTTATCAGAACAGCAGTTATTTTCTTCTACCTATCCAATGAAGGAATCAGCATTATTGAAAATGCCACAAGACTAGGACTGCCTATTCCAGAAAAGCTCCGCGATGTTTTGGAACAACTTAAAGACGGTGGAGATAAAGATGGAACAAAGTAATAAATGATTTTGCCATTTGAGCATTCTTTGCATATGTAAGTTATGGAGGTGTTCAAATGGTATTTATTCATTGTAGCTATTGCGAAGAACCATTATGCGTTATCAATTACAACTTACTACTCAGTGACAAAATGGTGATCAGGAACTATCAAGAGGAATGTCCATGCTGCCACAAAACTCTAGACTTCTATTGGCATGAAAACAGCGATCAGATTTTTGATGAAGGAAAACTGGATTAGCTGTATAAAATGTCATCCCCTTCGCATAATGCTTTTGGAGGGGATGAAAGTGACCAGAATTAAATGCCATTGTGGTGCGACGTTAATCTTAGTGAAGTATTTAATGCACTTAGAAGGGAGTTTAACATTTAGAGATTATTATGGCACATGCCCGGTTTGCGGGAAAGAAAATCAGACAAGAGATTTAAATGAAGACGACATAACTGCTCAAGAATACCTATTCTAGTAGAAGCGTCATAGGCCAAGCCTGTGGCGTTTTTATTTTTCTATAGATTGCAACAAATCGTAGGAGGGAAAATCTATGAACCTAAAAAAACTTATCTTTACAGAAAATGAATGCTATAAAGCAGGTAGAAAAATCAAGCCCAAGGGCATTATGGTCCACAGCACCGGAGCTAACAATCCATATCTACGTAGATACGTTGGTCCAGATGATGGCATCTTGGGAGAAAACCAGTACAACAATCATTGGAACCAGCATAGACCAAGTGGCAGACAAGTCTGTGTCCATGCCTTTATCGGAAAACTTAAAAATGGAACCGTCGCTACCTATCAGACCCTGCCATGGGATCATAGAGGGTGGCATGCAGGTGGTGACGCCAACAACAGTCACATCGGATTTGAAATCTGCGAAGACAACCTGTCCGACGCCTCTTATTTCAATACAGTTTATAAAGAAGCCACGGAGCTTTGTGCTTACCTTTGTAAACTCTATGACCTGACAGAGAAAGACATCATTGGCCACTACGAGGGCTATCAGAAGAAAATCGCCAGCAATCACGGAGATCCTCGTCACTGGTTTTCTAGGCATGGTAAGAGTATGGATACTTTCAGGGCTGATGTTAAAAAGCTGCTGACGGCTCCTACTCCTTCCACTCCCCCGCCTCAGAAGCTTTACAGGGTCCAGGTCGGGGCTTACAGCGTCAAGTCCAATGCTGATGCTATGCTGGCCAAAGTAAAAGCTGCAGGCTTTACAGATGCCTTTATCAAAACTGAATAATTAATTCTTTGCCGCTAGGTGCTTTTCTTGCACTTGGCGGCATTTTTTTATTTTTCAGTACTCAATATGCTCTCTTCTGTCCTGTGAATGGTGAGAGGGATTTCTACCCTCCGATTGGAGGATTAATAATGACTGGAGAACAAAAAAATCAAATAGCTGACCTTAGGGCTAAAGGGTTCGGGTATGCAACAATCGCTCAAGCCCTAGGTCTTTCAAAAAGTACTGTTACTTCCCACTGCCAAAGAAATAAGTTAGGAGGGATCAAGGCCAATCACTCAGCTACAGTTACTCCCGATAAGGAATACTGTAAACACTGCGGTAAAGAGCTTATACAGATCTCAGGAAAAAAGAAATTGAAATTCTGTAACCAAGATTGTCGTATTACATGGTGGAACTCGAATCAGGACAAGGTTAATAAGAAAGCCATCTACTCCTTCACCTGCGCTTATTGCGGTTGCTCCTTTACCGCTTATGGCAATTCAAAGAGAAAATATTGTTCTCATGACTGCTATATAAACGACCGCTTCAAAGGCGGTGATGTACTATGACAGACGATCAATTCAGAGCTGAAAAACAATATCAATCAAGTCTTTCTATTGCAAAATCCATGCTTGAAAAAAGCATAATTACCCCCGAGGAATTTGCCTTAATCGATGAGTATCTTCTTGAAAAATATAGGCCATTACTAGGTACACTATTCTCTCACATTAACTTGACTTCATAGCCTTTTAGAGTGATGTATAGTGTTGAAAGGAGTGAGTTTATGCGGAAAATCAATAAAATCGAACCTTCCGCTCCGGTAATGCCTACAAGAAAAAAGGTTGCTGCTTATGCGAGAGTTTCCGAAGAAAAAGGCAGAACGTTACACTCTCTTTCAGCGCAAGTCAGCTTTTATAGCAAATACATCCAGACTCATCGAGAATGGGAATATGCAGGTGTATATGCAGACGAAGGGATCTCAGGCACGACTGAAAACCGGGATGAGTTCAAGAGACTGCTGGAAGATTGTGATGCAGGCAAGATCGATATTGTACTAACCAAGTCCATTTCGCGATTTGCTAGAAATACGGTAGACCTACTGGAAACAGTACGCCACCTTCGAGACATCGGAGTTGAGGTAAGGTTCGAGAAAGAAAACATCAATTCAATGAGTGGCGACGGCGAACTAATGCTATCCATCCTCGCTTCCTTTGCCCAGGAAGAAAGCCGCTCTACAAGTGAAAATGTAAAATGGGCCATTCGAAGGAATTTCCAGAAAGGAAAGCCTAATTCCTTTAATATTTATGGCTACCGCTGGAATGGAGAACAGTTTGTTGTTGAGCCAGAGGAAGCCAAGATTGTAAAGCTGATTTATGATAATTTCATCAAAGGAATGTCCGCCGAACAAACAGAGGTGCAGCTTGAAGAAATGGGTGTCAAATCATATACCGGTGGACGTTTTTCAAACACCTCAATTCGGGCGATCCTTAAGAATGAAAAGTATACCGGTAACATGCTTTTACAAAAGGGTTTTATTGAGGACCATATCACACACAAGTTAAAGCCCAACAACGGCGAACTCCCACAGTACTGGGTAGAAGATTCTCATGAAGCCATCATTGACCTAGAAACTTATGAAAAGGTACAAGCTGAAATCGCAAGGCGAAGAAAGTTGGGTGTTTTCGCAAATCCATCAATCAACACCACCTGCTTTACAAGCAAGATAAAGTGTGGAAACTGCGGTGTCAGCTATAGGCGCAGCGGCAAAAGACAAAGCAAGCATTCAAGTGATGTTTATTACATTTGGACTTGCCAGACTAAAGACCGCAAAGGCGTGTCAGAGTGCAGCGCCAAAAACATCCCAGAGAAGATACTCCAAGGTGTCTGTGCCCAGGTGCTCGGCTTAGAAGAATTTGATGAGGACGTTTTCCTGGATCAAGTTGAAAAAGTTGTGGTGAATGGAAAAGATGAACTCATCTTTCATTTTCAGAGTGGTAGCATTATTCATCAACATTGGAAATCCACGGCCAGGAAGGATTGGTGGACACCGGAAGCTCGCGCTGCAAAATCAGCCTACAGCAAGAAGAACCCAAGAAGCTCTGGAAACATCACTTGCTTCACCGGAAAAATCAACTGTAGTAAGTGCGGGCAAAACCTACGCAGAAACACAAGCCCCCGAGTAAGTGGTCAGAAGGCCCACCATTGGCGCTGTCCCCCTCACACAGATTGCGGCCACAGCGGATTGGAAGAGAATCTGCTAAAAACTATATCTAGCGATGTCCTTTCCATTAAAGAGTTTGATGAAGGTATCTTTAAAGAAAAAGTTGATAGCATCACTGTGGTTTCCAACACAGAACTTCTCTTTCAGCTGAAGGATGGCAGTAAGATCACAAAACAATGGCAGTTTAAACGCAGACAACCAGCCTGGTCAGAGGAAAGAAAGAAAAGGCAAGCTGAAAAAATGAAAGAGGCATGGAGGAAAAAGCATGAGCAGAACAAAGACAGCTAAAAATGTTAAAACCATACCTGCTACTCTCAGGCAGTTTTCTTCCACGCCAATTAATGAGCAAAGAAAACGCCGCACAGCTGGCTACGCTCGCGTATCTACCGACAGCGAAGAACAGTTCACAAGCTATGAGGCGCAGGTTGATTATTACACCAATTTTATTAAGAGTCGAGACGATTGGGAGTTCGTGAAGGTTTATACCGACGAAGGGATATCCGGTACCAACACCAAAAAGCGTGAAGGCTTTAGGCGCATGATCCAGGACGCCTTAAGCGGCAAGATTGACCTTATCGTTACCAAGTCAGTCAGCCGATTTGCAAGAAACACAGTAGACAGCCTCACCACCGTTCGACAATTGAAAGAGAAAGGAATCGAGATCTATTTTGAGAAGGAAAATATCTGGACCTTAGATTCTAAAGGCGAACTTCTAATCACCATCATGTCATCCCTTGCCCAGGAAGAAAGCCGCAGCATTTCAGAGAACGTCACATGGGGACAGCGCAAGAGATTTGCAGACGGGAAGGTCACTGTTCCCTTCGGGCACTTCCTCGGTTACGATCGGGGCGAAGATGGCAACCTTGTCTTGAACCCTAAGGAAGCAGTTATAATCCAGAGAATCTTCAGCATGTTCCTGCAAGGCATGACGCCTTACGGTATTGCCAAGCAGCTTACAGCAGACGGCATTTTATCACCCGCGAAGAAAGATAAGTGGAACGCAGGCACCATCAAGCGCATCCTCACAAATGAAAAATATAAAGGCGATGCACTTTTGCAGAAAAGCTACACTGTAGATTTTCTTACCAAAAAGAAGAAAGCCAACGAGGGTGAAATTCCTCAATACTATGTTGAGAATAACCATGAGGCGATTATTGAGCCAGCGGTCTTCGACCTGGTCCAGAACGAGTTAGAAAAGAGAAACCCTGCAAACAATCGTCATAGCGGTGTTCATATATTCTCTGGTAAGATAAAATGTGGCTCGTGTGGAAGCTGGTACGGTTCAAAGGTATGGCATTCAAATAGCAAATACCGACGTACAGTCTGGCAATGCAACCACAAGTTCAAAGGACAGGAAAAATGCGCCACTCCCCACCTCGATGAAGATACTATAAAAGAACTCTTCGTGAAGGCTGCTAATAAGCTCCTGGAAGATAAGGATGAAATCATAGCAAACTTCGAATCCATGAAGGATGTTCTTTATGACACTGGTCTCTTAGAAACCAAACAGACCGAGCTTCAAAATGAAATGGAGATTGTCACTGAGCTGATACAACAATGCATTACTGAAAACGCCAACGTTGCCTTAGATCAAGGAGAGTACCAACGAAGATATGATGGCTTGGTACAGAGGTTTGACACCACCAAAGAAGATTTAGAAAAAGTATCCGGACAGATTAAGGAAAAAGTGACTAGACGCCAAACTTTAGCTGCTTTTCTCAATGAACTTAAGAAACAAGATGAATTGCTCACAGATTTTGATCCACTCCTCTGGCACAGTTTAGTGGATTGTGTGACAGTCCTAGATAAAGAAAATGTTCAAATTACCTTTAAAAACGGAATCACTATTTAATACCGAAGTTCTGTGGCGACTGATCTAAGCGTCTAGCCAGTTCGGAGACACTGATATTCATTTGTTCACATAGCCGTCGTATCATGTCCGAGGTTTTCATAATAGTCCCTCCATGCCTCAATAGAAATATTGTAAACCATTTGGTTTCAAATAACAATTGAATGTTTACAAATTGAAAACCCGCAACTCAATAAAAAGAGCTGCGGGTAAAATTGTGTTAAGAATTACTATCCGATATTGTCCTTGAAATCAGGTCCAGATTAAAATGATGGAGTCCTGTTTTTTCTCGGAAATCCGTGGGTGTACGTATATCCTTGTACAGCACACCAGCCAGTGTTTTTTTGTTCCTGCTTCGTTTTATTTCGGGTCTAATCTCAAAAGCATGGCATTGATCGCAACAATAACGGTCGATAAGGACATGAGGACGGCGCCGAAGGCCGGACCCAAGGTAATGCCGATAGGAGCAAGGAGGCCAGCAGCAATTGGAATCGCGATAAAATTGTAGCCTGCTCCCCATACCAAGTTTTGTTTCATTTTACGTGTCGTCTTGTTTGCTAACTCGATAAAGGATTCAATATCCCCTGGATCAGACTGAGTAAGGATAATATCCGCAGAATCCAAAGCTACTTGCGTTCCAGCTCCGATTGCAATACCTACGTCTGCCAAGGCAAGGGAAGGTGCGTCATTGACCCCGTCTCCCACCATGATAACCGTCTTGTTTTGGTTTTTCATGGACTCGACCAGCTTGTACTTATCTTCCGGAGATTGATTGGCTTGGTATTGAATACCTAGAACTTCTGCAACTCCTTGTGCAGCTTCCTCGTTATCACCAGTAGCCATGAGTGGTTCAATTCCGTATTTTTTCAGCACCTCGATCAAGTTTCTGCTGGTTTCTTTCAGTTCATCTCCCAATGCGACAGCGCCGATTGCTTCATTATTTTCTACAAGGATACTTAAAGTAGCGCCTTTCGGAATATCCATACGCAATGCTTTTCCGTATGCCTTTTGGCTGATTAATTGATAGTGGTGGCCGTTCGCCTCCCCTTCTATTCCTGCTCCCGAAACGATTTCAATGGAGTCAAAGGAAACTGACTTAATGCCTTTCGCTTCAGCGTGGTTCACAATCGATTGGGCAATCGGGTGACTGGAGCCCGCCTCTATACCCGCCAACAAGCCTGTAATTTCTTCTTCAGAATATTTATCACTCAAAACAGTGACGTCCAACACTTTAAATTCACCAGTTGTTAAAGTACCTGTTTTATCCAATACCATAACATCCGCTTTGGTAGTTAATTCCAAAGCTTCTCTATTTTTAACCAGTAATCCTCGGCTTGCACCCAAACTAGTACTACGTGATACTACCAAGGGAATAGCAAGACCCAAAGCATGTGGGCAGGCAATAACTAACGTAGTCACAGTAAAGATAACGGCTGTAGGTAAATCTGCAATGATCATCCAGGCTACTAGAGCGATTAAAGCTACTACAACGGCAATGTAGAACAACCAGCTAGCTACTTTGTGAGCCACATTCTCTGCTCGAGATGGTTGGCTTTGTGCTTGGCTAATTAATGTTTGTACTTGTGAGATAAAGGACTTATCCCCTGTTTCTGTTACTTCTACATATAGGACACCACTACCATTTGTTGATCCACCAATGACTTGATCTTTAACATTCTTTTCGATTGGCTTAGATTCACCTGTTAAGAGGGCCTCGTTTACACGGGATTCTCCGCGAATAATGATACCATCAGCTGGAACATTTTCTCCTGCTTGAACACGGATAACATCTCCAACCTGAAGTTCAGACACAGGACGAGTTTCAATCGAATCATCTTCTAAAACAACATGAGCGTCTTTTGGCAATAATTCTGCTAGAGCTTTTTGCGCATCCCCTGCTTCACCCAATGCCTTCATTTCAATCCAGTGTCCTAATAACATGATTAAAAGTAACGTTGCAAACTCAAAGAAGAAGTCCATGACATGTTCTCCGGTCACATATCGAGCGGCCACTGCGTAAACACTATAGGCATAAGAAACCGTTATTCCCAAAGTAATCAAGGACATCATGCCTGGAGCTTTTGAATTAAACTCATCTTTCGCACCCATGTAGAATGGTTTTCCGCCATAAATGTATAGAATTGTTGCCAAGACAGCTGCTACAACGTCTGCATAAGGAAAGATGATTTGGAAAGGCCATTGAATATCCATCAAAGGAGTAATGAGCAAGATTGCAATTCCTAATGGGAGTGACTTCAAGAAAATCTCCTTAAAGCTACCGTGATGGTGGTGGGCATGCCCTCCCATTGCGCCATGATCCATTTCACTGTGATCCATCTTACTGTGGTCCATCTTGCTGTGATCCATATTGCTGTGATCCATCTTACTGTGATCCATCTTACTGTGATCCATCTTACTGTGGTCCATATTTCCATCTTTAAGATTGTTATCTTTTTTATTCAT